GGTCGGCCCCATTGAGATAGATTTCAATGAGAAGGTTGGCGGAGCTTCTAAGAAATACTTTCCAGACATCATTGCCTATCTGTTAGATGGATATGGCACTCTGAACAATCCCGACTTGCCAGGTGCAAATCGGTTAAAGCAAGTTAAGTTGCATCGTGCTTAAGACCCAAGTCTTAAATGCGGTCAAAGCAGCTAAATCAGCCCTAAGTGATTTAGTAGTAACAGTGTCACATGTGCAGCGAGGTGCTGCGGTCCATGTGCCTGGAACAGCCCCCACATATCCTGAAACATTGACAGATGTCTCTATTGTATTCGTGAAATACGAATCAAAGGAGATTGATGGTCAACGTGTTTTAGCATCTGATTGGAAAGGCTTAGTGTTTCCAGAAGATTCTGTAAACCCTCTGCCAAATGACATAATTCGTGTGCCATCTGGATTGACAGACCTGCTTGCAGGTGACTATCGAATTATAGACAATGATAAGACAATGGCGGGTGACACTGTAGCACTACACACCCTGCAATTGCGTAAGCTATGATTTTTGTCACAACTAATTCGCCTGACTGGCCTACAAAAGACCAGTTAAACGAATTAGCTGAGGCTGAGATTAAAGAGTTCACGGGTGATCTATTCCGTGCGGCTGTTAAATTCTCACCAGTATATACTGGCTCATTCAGAGCTAGCTGGCGAGTGTCATTTAATATCCCACGTGATGACGTGACTAATCGCAGCAATCCAGCAGTCCCAATCCGTGGTGCTAGTTTTCGTTGGCCTAAAGGCTTCAAGCTTGGTGATACAGTCATAGTATCTAATAATCAGCCATATGCTGAATTGTTGGAGAACGGCTGGTCTAATCAAGCGCCATTAGGCATTTTGAGCTTGGCCATTGCCTCTGCGTATCTGAAATGAAGTTTGCTCAAGTTCAGCAAAGCATTGAAGAATACATTCAGGCACAATGGTATGCCACACAAATTGCATTTGACAATGTAGCCTTTAACTCAGAACTGTACGATCAGTATCTGCGTTGTAATGTGTTATTTGGCGAAGGGGCTAAGAGAACGATAACAATCGGTTGTTATCGACAAATCGGCGTTCTTATGCTAACAGTATTCGTCAAGCCTGCCGTTGGAAGAGCTAGGCTACTAGAATTGGCAAATCTTGCTGCGACATTGGTAACAGATGTAAGAGTGGGTGCCACGCTTCCATTGGTAGCACCTGTGGTAAACCTAAAAGTCCCAGATCTAATCCTTGACAACACGGAACGATCTGGTTGGGTGCAAGCTAATGTTAGCAGCCCATTCTACTACGATTGGAGTAATTGACCATGTCTTCCGCTGACCTCACAGTCCTCCGTGCCGTCGAAGAGTACGTCATCGGTTCCACACCGACATCTGTTCGAGCAGTTGGTTACCTGTCATTCACAGGCAACCCTGCCAACTCTGACACAGTCACAATTGATGCGAAAGTCTACACTTTCCAAACGACTCTGACGAACGTGGATGGCAACGTCAAGATCGGTGCCACACTGAAGGACACGATCGCCAATCTGTTCAATGCCATCGGTCTTGCAGGCGGTGTGCCTGGTACAGACTATGCAGCCGCAATGACTGCCCACCCAACTGTCGATGCAGTGGATCGCTCGGCTACAGTTCTGATGGTTCGAGCCAAGGCCGGCGGTACTGCAGGCAATGCTCTGGCCACCACTGAATCTGGTACTGCCACTTCGTGGGGCGGTGCTACACTGAGTGGTGGTGCGGCTGGTACACCTCTTCAACAGATTCGTTATACTGGCGAATCCATCAACTTCAACATCGAGAACACTCAGAGCGAAGAGCTTCGTCCTGACCGTGTCGAGACTGATCTCGTTCAGACCTCTGCCAGTGGTGGAGGCGACATCAACTTCGAACTGTCATACGGCACGTTCAAAGAGTTCCTCGCTTCGGTGTTCTGCAGCCACTGGACTCCGACAGGTACCAACGAAGAACTGCGAAATGGCATCTACCTCCGTCCATGGACAGTGCAGAAGCACTTCCAGGACATGTCTCCACAACAGTACCACAACTACCGTGGCTGTGCATTCGAAGGCATGTCTCTGCAGATGGAGATCGGTGCCATCGTCAAGGGCGCATTCACGATCACCAGTTTCGGCTTAGATCCGACAACAGGTGTAGTGGACACTCAACTGGCCGGTGCAACATTCCCTGCGGTGTCTACAACGACACCAATGAATGCGGTCACCAACATTCAGAACTTCACCATCGATGGCGTGCCATATAGCGGCTGTATCAGCAAGCTGTCTTTGCAATTCAAGAACAATGTGCGAGCGATCCAGTGTATCGGATCCTTGGCTGCACGCGACATGAAGCTGGGCACTCTCGAAGTGACTGGTGAAATGGAGTTCTACTTTACCGATGGTGCGAACTATGAGAAGTTCGTGCAGGGCACAGAATTCAACTTCAGCTTCGATCTGACTGACGATGCTGGCAATACGTACACATTCACGTTGCCACGTTGCAAGTTTGAGACAGGTGAGGTTGTTGCAGGTGGTCGTAATTCCGACGTGATGTTCACATCCCAGTGGCGTGGACTTTATGACGGTACTACCGACCGTGTCGTTCACTTACTGGCCAATCCGGCATAATCATAATGTTTCAAATTGATGCTGACCTCTCTTCGCTGGAATCTGGTGTTTGGGAAGAATATCAGGACTCGAAGTTCCTGATTGCCCACATCTCGAACGTCAAATTCCAGCGAGCCCTAGCCCGCTATCAACAACCACACCGTCGAAAGATTACCGAAGGTACTCTCGATCCAGAAAAGAACAAGGAGATCGTGGCACGTGCGATGTCCGAAGCAGTTCTTCTGGATTGGAAGAATGTGGTTGATGCTTCGAAACAGGAAGTCAAGTACACTCCGCAACTGGCCTACCAAGCCTTAATGCGTGATCCTGAGTTCCGAGACTTCGTTTCTGAATTCGCCATGGCGATGTCCAATTTCAAATCGGCTGAGGTCGATGAGATGGGAAAGCCTTAAAGGATTGGGTAGCTTGGAACCATGAATGGGGTGCACAACTAGAAAAGCTCAAACTAATTGAGTCTAGTACAGGTGTCACCCCTTCAGCGTTACTTGACCAGCCAAAGGTAGACGAAGTTTGTCAGGAAGTAGTAGCGGCGTATAACTGCCTTGCATCTAGACGAACCTTTGGATTTGGACCCAATCCAATTCAACTCTCAGAGATACAGTCCTATTTAGAACTGTTTGGGCCGCCCGCCATTGGCTTAGAAGTTTTCATAGAACTTTTAGGTGTGATGGATATCCACTACTTAGAGTTGGAAAACAATGGCAACAAATCTGCAAGTAAACGCCCAAACGTCCCAAGCCGTAGGCGCGTTTAACCAACTCGCTTCAGCCATTGCAGGGGCTCGTGGCCAGTTCCAACAACTGGCCACTGCTATCAACAATAGTAACGCAGCATCCGAACGTCTCGGATCCAGAATGCTGCGTAATGTTGATTCGGCTTTCAACATTCTCTCAAAATCTATCAGTACTGTACTCTCAGGCTTAAGTCTGATGGGTGCAGGGATAGAATTTGTCTTCTCATCTATTCTCAAGGAAATCGATAAGTTACAAGGCTTCAATGCTATTATGTCAGTGACCACGAAGTCAGCTGGCGAAGCCTCAACAGCTTATGATTTCTTAAGAAAGACTGCGGATCGCTTAGGTGTTCAGTTTGATTCTTTAACTGGCAACTATGCTAAATTAGTTGCATCATTACCTGAAGGTAATGATCGATTAAAGACTGCTGAAAAGGTATTCATGGGTGTAGCTATGGCTGCACGTACGTTGCACTCCAGCAATCAGGATGTGCAACTGATGTTCTATGCAGTTACACAGATTGCATCCAAGGGCGTTGTGTCGATGGAAGAACTCCGTCGACAATTAGGCGAAAAACTTCCTGGCGCACTGAATATTGCGGCTCGAGCTTTTAACACTACGCCAGAACTGTTAGAAGCGGCAATACGTAAGGGTACGGTTAATTCGGCTAAATTCTTAGCTGGATTTGGTGATGAGTTAATTCGTACATTCGGAGACTCTTCTCAAAAGGCCTCTGAAAGTGTATCTGCTGCAGTCAACAGATTAACTAATGTCTGGGTCGACTTCGTCAAGCAAGTACTTGACTCGGGCGCAGGTCAATCTATAGTAAATGTATTTGATGCACTTCGTGAGAAACTCAGTGATCCATATCTAATATCTCGATTTGCGGAATTAGTCAAGTCTTTAGCAGACCGATTTACAGAATTCATTAGTAAATTATCTGCCGATGATATTCGTACTGGATTTGATACATTCAGTAGATTTATTGACATTGCAGTCAATACATTCGGAAAGTTGATAGAGCTCATGACATGGGCTATCAACAACGCACCTAAAGTTGGCGCTGTATTAGGCGCAGCCTTTGGAGCTGCGGCTGGAGCGGTTGCAGGCCCAGTAGGTATGGCTATAGGTGCCGCAGCAGGTGGCGCAGCTGGAGTTTATGCGGGTAGGCAGGTAGCCCCATCTAAAGAAGACTTGCTTCGTACACAGACTCAAGGTCAGTTAGCACAGTTTCAGCAGGAGCAGAAGGCTAAAGAACGTGAATTGCTGAAGTTCAATGAGTTGATACCATTACTTCAACAATTCAAAGGCTTAAACAGTTTGAATGGTTTGGATAATCTGTTTAAAGCAGAAAATCTTAACACAAAGACTTTAGCGGATTTGAATTCCATACTTAAGAGTAAAGAATTCAAGACTGATGCATCCAAGGCAGATGCTGTAAAGCAATACGCTAAGACAGGCGTATTGCTCGGTCCTCGGGATAAGACTCTGAATGATATTCTGCAAGGGTCAAATAAAAAGGGTCCTAAAGATCCTTTAATGGGTACACTGGCTCAAGCCGGTGGATTTGATCGAAACTTCTTTACAGAGTGGGATAATCTCAATAAACTCTATAAAGCTGGTAGATTGAATCTAGATGAATTAACAAATGCTCAGGCCAATCTTCTCAATAAGCAACCAGCCATTGAGAAGTATCATCGTGACCAGAAGGCTTTGATAGAAGCTGAGAATAAGGCTACTGAGCAGGCTATTGATCTTGCAATACGTGAGATCAAGGTTAAAGAAGGGATTCAAGCCAGTCTCGATACAAATGAGAGACTTGCAGGACTCACTGCTGATGAATTGCGCGTGCAGACTGAGTACGAGTCTGTACTGAATCAGTACGCATCCAATGGTATTACTATCTCCAAGGAAAAGAGCGATCTAATCTTGGAGCAAATCCAACGTACTGAGCGGTTACGTGATATAACCGCTGTGGAAAATCAGATCATTGCTAATACTGTCGACAAGTATAAACAGCAAGTACTGTTGGCTGAGGCGATCCGTAAGTTGCGTGCGGATCCATCACAAGGTGTCACTGATATCCAAATCACTGATTACGTAGTTAGCAATGACCCAAATATGGCTGGTAGCCAGCAGTATTTGGATGCGCAGAAACGAGCTATGGAGGATTACTTTGCGTATGTGAATATGCTTAGAAATCTGGACGTAATCAATGATCAAACTGCTCAGCAGGCCAAACTGAATGCACAACTTCAATATGATCAATTACGTCTGCGTGGTCAATCAGAATTCTATGGCAATTTGGCTTCATTACAGCGATCTAGTAATAGTAAACTAGCTGCAATTGGTAAGGCTGCAGCCGTTGCACAGGCCACAATTGACGCCTATCTGGCTATCAACAAGGCTCTAGCCACAATCCCACCACCTCTTAGCTATGCAGTGGCAGGTGCCATAGGCTTAGCTGCATTTGCAAATGTGCAAAGTATTTTATCTACTAAGGGTTATATGACTGGTGGATATACAGGTGATGGCGCAGCTACACAAATTGCTGGCGTAACTCACGGCCAAGAATTCGTGGTGAACCGCTCTGCTACAGCCAAGAATCGTCAGACACTTGAGGCGATGAATCGTGGTCAAACCATAGGCACATCTGGAGGTGTGACGGTTGAAATACAAAATTATGGCACGTCCAAGAATTTTGTAGTTGACCAAATGTCTCCAAGCCAGGTCAGAATCATTGCACGTGATGAAGCTGAGTCGGTTGTTGCTGCAAAAGCTCCAGCAATCATTGCGGCAGACATGGACAATCCTAATTCACGTACGTCCAAGTCTATGGCTCGTAATCTGAGAACCAGCCGTAACCGTGGCTAAGTTAACTCTAAATCCTATATCAGCGAGTTATACATTCGCTGAACCTGCTCAGACCTTGCACCAGTCATTGCCTGGCGGCATGCCACGTCAACGTGCAGATATGGTTGGCGGAATGTCTCGATTAATATCTGCTACATTTGTATGTGGACAAACAGAGTACGAATATCTTGTACAATTTGTAAGACAAAATATAGCCGATGATTGTCCACAGATACAAATAGATTTACTAATAACAGATTCTGGACTATTGGAATTCAATGCGTACATAGTACCAGATACATTTGCTTTGGATTCTATCGATGGAATTACATTTACTTGCTCATTACAATTTCAAGTAATTCCATTAGATACTGAATCTATTACATGGCCTTTAAGTTGGACTGCAGATACATTCCAACTGCCATCAGATAAATCTAGTTATACAGTCAAATATGGTGAAGAATCCATATCTGTACAGTATAGTGGAAATATTCCAAAGCAACGTCGTACATTTTTCAATGCTTCAAGATTGGTGTCTTTAAGGTGGAATTGTAATCCAGCAGATTACATTACATTTTTTGAAGCATATAGATATTGGGTATTTAATGGCGGTAAGCCATTCTATATGGATTTATTCATGGATAAATCTGTATTGACTAGGCATCGTTGTACATTTGTACCAGGTTCAGTTAGATTATCATCCCATCAAGGCCATCTTCATGTTATTGAAGTAGATTTAGAAGCTGAATCTACTCCATGGCCATTTACATATACTAGTCATGGAGATGGCGGAATAGGTGGTGGAGCTGCTGGTGATATACCTAGCGGTGAAGGCACTGCATCTGATGTAATAGCATGGTTTGATCCTATTAATGATACATTCTCTGGCACATTAAATCATGCTAATAGTGGTACAGGTAAAGTAGATTCATATACTAGCCCATCAGTAACTACTATTAATGCTGGATTAGTAGGATATATAGATCAAACAGTTGTATGGTCTATATCTTGGTCTGGTTCGGATCCGTCTCCTATAATAAGCTTTCAAAATGACCAGTATGTGCAAATAGATTGGGTAAATAATGATGGATCTAGCGGGATAATATATGATGCATCTATAGGGGTATTAACAGTTACTGCTACTGTTAATGGCACTCCTATAGCTGTAGGTCAACGACTTTTAGCTGTAAGTACATTTGTAGTAGATTATCCGGATCTAGCATGGGGTCCAGAGTGATAACTGCTTTAACAGTTGCACGAAAAGTGGTTACAATGGATTACACAGATTTAATCCATGTGTGCCTATCTGGACGTAATTTTAGTAGGGCCAAGCATGTACAATTAGCATGGTTTGATGCTATCAAACTTGTTAAAACCCCATATTTCTTTTTCATAGATGATGACGATCATCTACCATCAAATTACATTTCTGTATTACAGAAATGTAAAGATGCCAACACTGCTATTGCTTATACGGACGAGTATGTAGCTGATGAGTATCGTGCTAGAGATAAGTATTCTCAGGCTAATCATCTAGCTAATCCAACACTAGCTCATCACTTAGTCTTATGCAATACCTCTATTGCAAATGAGGCAATAAGAAATTTGCCATTGGGCGAATTTTGGCCTGAAATGATGCTATATTGGGAGATGGCTAAGTTAGGTGGAGCATCTTACATACCTGAAATAGGTTATCATTGGAATCGTGGACCTACAGGTTTACACAAACAATGGTTTACTGTTTTAGGCATGCATAACACTATTCAATGGTGTAAGCAAAATCCATGAGTGCTTATTCCGAATTCTTTTTCAAATCTCCTAGATCAGTTGTACAATTACAACTTCTTGAGATTTCACATCCTAGCTTTACGCAGGTTTACTATAAAGTCCGTAATGCTAGATTAGGAGTTACTGTAACTCATGAGGATGCATCTTCACACAGTTACACATATCTTCCAATGCAGATTACACAATCTGACAGTCGTGATGATTTAGATACCGGGATCAATGTCCAATTTGGAGATCTTGGAGAGACTTTACCTAAAGAATTAGATGCGGTATTTGCGGCTAATTCTTACGACACCCCTCCTACAGTTAAATATAGAGTGTATAGATCCGATGATTTAACTCAACCTTTATATGGGCCGTTAATTCTGCAAATTAGATCTATTTCTCAAGATGAAAATGGTGCGGCTTTTGAAGCTAAAGCTCCTAGACTTAACTTCAATCGTACAGGCCGTTTATACACTGTAACAGAATTCCCAATGCTTCGTGGATTCCTTTGATAAATATATGGATTACAAGTATATGTCTGGTACATATACTTGTTATCATTTTGCAGCGGAAGTCTGGAAAGATCTTACAGGTATAGATTTATCAGATGAAGTACATGATCTATTTGCAAGTGTACATCTGAATAAAGAACATATTAAACGGTTTCATACTCTTGATACGCCAGTATCACCATGTCTTGTTGTCATGCAACGTGGTAGGACGGTTCCTCATATAGGCATATATATGGATGGTGGAATCCTTCATATACATGGCCATGGTGTAGAGTACCAGAATATTCCAACCGCCACTCGTGGGTTCCCATACGTGAGATATTTCACATGCAAGAGCTAATCATTATCGATGATGTACTCAGTGCGCCTAATAAGTGGCAGCGCATTGCTACATTCGATGTGCGTAGGGCTTTAGCTGAGAAATATGATGTATTTCCTGCTACAGGTAAACTGTATCATGGTAATGTATCTAAAGATACAGAGGTAACGCCTTCTACAGATTTAGAAATAGATGCTTTGGCTGAAATGCCAGGCCCATTCTAT